AATGAACTTCACATATTCATTCCGGCCCCACGAAGACATGGAACGCCAGCGCAAAGAAACAACTATTCCCGAAGCGGAATCTAACACCGACCAGGAGGGTTAAATCATGGCAGACGAACAACAGCACCAGAATCCAAAAACAGTAAAGTGGAACCCGCAAGATTTTCCTACGCCTGAAAAGCCAACTGTCGGCATTGAATTTTTCAACGTCAATAGTGGCGAAAAGCGCGTAGCTGATAGCGAAGCACTTATTACCGCGTTCTACAACTCAAGCAATTTGCACGTGAATGCAATGGTCGGCCAGGACTTCGGTTGGCGTTTGGCCCCTGCGACCGTCAAGCGTATGCGCGACATCCGCGATGATGATGCACTCATGGATCGTATCGTTACCCGCTTCCGCCTGACTGAAGTTAGCGAAGTGACCGACCCGCACTTATTGACTTACATGTTCCAAGAGGATGTACGCAATAAGGCGCGCAGCGAATCCAACGAATCAAGCCAGTTTGCCCGCCAGTACGAAGACGAACTGCGCGCCCTCGACGAAGAACCCACCACCGTCGATCCCCTCGGTTCATTACAAAAAGCCACTGCAACTCCGGCCGCCAAATCCGCACCCCGCCTGTCAGCCGCACAGAAAAAGGCTGCCAACAAGCAAGCTGCTGATGCAAAACGCCGCGAAGAAAATCTTGCAGCCGGTCGTGACATCAATGATGGTATCGACCTGTCAGATGCCGAAAAGAAGGCACTTGGCGAAGACGACAAAAAGCTTGCTAATTCCGATGAAAACAGTGATAATGGTACCCAAAGCTAAAGCACAATAAGCGGGGTAATACATGTACAACGGAAGCACAGGAACAACAAGCGGAACAATTAGCGCACAGAACGTTGCTTCTCCAAATGGCAACACCCCTACTGCTAACTCTACTGTTACCTGTCCGTTGGGCGGTATTTATGACACCGGTGTAGTCCAGGTTACTGGTACCTACACCGGTGTTTTGACTGTTCAGGTACAGCTTGACAATGGCACATGGGTCGATCTGACCGGTGCCACATCACTTATCAACGTAGGTGCTGGTACTCAATCAGCTAACATTGCTTCCGGCGTACAGGGTATATTCCAGTTCGACGTTGCTGGATTTAGCGGTTTCCGCGTCACTGCCAAGGCTGCTGTTACTGGTAGTGCAACCGTAACCGTATCTGCTGGAAACGGCAACGGTGCCGTCGGTATCGACACACCAGTTCAAATTGCCGGTTCACTAACCATTGGTTCCCTGCCAGCTGGTACCGGCCACAACTATTTATCAGCTGCAACAACTAACGCGCAGGCACCAAAAACTTCAGCCGGTAGCGTATTTGAACTCGACTTGACGAACTTTTCGGCAACACCTCGATACTTCAAATTTTATGACAAGGCTTCCGCTCCGACAGTCGGCACCGATCTGCCTATTCTAGTTATCGACATCGCAGCAAACAGTACCAAGACTATTGAGTTCGGCAACATCGGCAAGCGTTTCTCTGCCGGTATCGCTTACGCAATTACAGGCGCACAAGCTAGTGCAGATACCACGGCAATCGTCGCAGGCGATGTTCGTGTTTCAATGACATACATTTAATAGGAGGTTATCATGGCAGAATTTACAGTTACACCAGTTGAAGGAATGGAAGACGGCAATGGTCGCATCTACTGCACTGGTTCTGTTTCGTTTCCTGAACATGAAAACCATGAGCCTAATGGCGAACCTCTCGAAGATATGCTAGTATTTCCAATAGAAGTCTATATGCCTACCGGCGAATCGGCTCGGAACACTGCTATGCAGGAATACGCTGACGAGTACGAATCAAGCTACTGGCAGCTGGTAGGCGAAGGGCATCGAACAAACTTAGATGAAGGAGAATAATCATGGCAGATCACGCAGAATTTAATACAGTAATACCGGTCGAAGACCACACTGGCAATTTATTGCCTGAAGACCAGCGCGCAGAACCTAGCGAAGCGCAGAAGGAAGGCTTCGATACTGCAAAGGCAAATGCCCGCGCAGAACGCAAGGCAAATAGCTCGAAGCCGGTTGAAGCATTAGGCGACGACCAAAACGTGCGCGACGCACAGGAACTTGCAAAATTGAACCACAAAGTCGATCAGGAGAATTTCACTCCTGGCCACAGCATCGCTAAAAACGATACTTCGAAGGCTGGCAAAACTCGCACTAGCAAGTCACAGCTCGACCCAAATGGCGACGACCCAATTAGTGACGCTGAAGTAAAACGCGCTGCAACTGATGGTCGTACCGTCAAAGGCGAAACTTCAGTCAGTGACGAAGAAGTTGCCAAGCGCGCAAGCGACCCTGGCAAGGCTGAAGAAGAAAACCCACAAAGTCTTGCAGGCGATGGCCTTGATCCTGCAACCACTAAAGCTACTGACGACGCTAAACACGCCAACGGTAACGAAAACGAAAACACCGGTCAAGGCGGCATCGAAGAAACCACCGGCCCTGCTAACCAAAGTTAGGCTGGCACGTAGTAACTAGTTGCTACTAAATCTTCGTCATAAAAATCGGTATCTGAACCAACCTGCGAATAGAAATGTTCGCAGGTTTCTTTATCAAATTCCTGCTCAATGGCAGTAAACAGGTAGCGGATTGTGTCGGCAGCGTGTGACGCGGTGTTGTGGAGGGGGCCGATGTAGTCGCCAGTGAGCGGGTTGATTTTGCGCTTGTACATGTACAGCTTCGTCAGCAGCATACCGCAGAATGGCTTATTGATTATGGCATCCGCAATATATGTGACCGCCTGCTTGATACCATCCTCCAACGGCTCCCTCGTCAGCACAGAACTATCACGCAGCCCCAAATCCCGCATCTTATTAGCCCGCTGGATTGCTTCGGTCGGATCGCGCTTCGTGGCATCGTGCGGCAGGAAATGCCAGCCGTAGGTATATGGCTTCGTTTTCAGGTAATTTATAATCTTCCGGTCGCCAATTTCGGCTGTTTCGTAGTAGTCGATTATATGCACTAGCGGCCGGCCATTTTTCAGGTAGTATTGGAAGAATGTAATGGCGGTGCTATCCGAACCGCCACCAAGATCCCATGCGGTATATACCGGTTGTTTGCGGTTCCATTCATGTTCGCCAACCTTGCCTTTTTTCTCCATGTTTTTTAGCACCTGGCCATAATAAGTGGCGGCCGATGCTTGGCCCCAATCGCACATAAATTCCTGGCGGTACCAGAAGTCATTGCCATTTTTTTCAATGGTTTCTTCGCGGATGTCTTCAAGCACTTCTTCGCTCAAATACCTATCAGCAGTAATTCGGGATGCAAATTGCTTGGCCTTTTTCTTGGCGCGGTCGAACAGGATTTTGAACGTACCACCGGAAATACCGTCGATTTTCGGCGTGGACTGAATAATAATTTGGCCGCCATTTACCGCGATAATTGGCCGGATAACATCAAGCGCAGCGGAATCAATATCGACGAACTCGGAAAAGATGTACAGTTTGGCGTTGGCACCACGGAGTGCGTCAGGGTCGGATGCTCCAAGTAGTGTGAAGGTCGAACCGTTTATAAGCGTAATCTTCATGTTGTCAGGGCTGTTTGTTTGGCTGGCAATCAGTCCGGCAGGGATGTGGTCAAGCGTCTTCATGCCGTCATTTTCAACGTTTGTCCAGAAGTTATCGTACCCCTGTTTTTTGGTCGGGAATACCAGTACCACGTTCATCGGTGTTTCGACCATTTTTTTGACTGCATACCCGAAGGCCGTGAAGTCTTTTCCGCCACGGCGCGACCAACACCAAATGTTCATTACGGCCCCTTCTTCTAGGGCGCGTAATGCTTCGGCTTGATAGTCGCGTGGGTTAAAGTGTACTGGTATCTGCATATCGTAATTATACCTTAATCGCTATTGCTTTACGTCGTACAATATAGGTATAATTAAGTTGTCAATAGACTTTAGCATTTTGATACATTTAATAAGATAAGGGGAATCACATGGCATACGGCACAAAAACCGCCAACATCATGGACGTACCTATGAGCGTCAGCTCCGTGGTTGCGCCCTACCTTGGCGACAATGGTTACAAATTCGTAGATATGAACTCAATTCGTGTACTTAGCGTTGCAAACGGTACACTGTCTAACTACGACGAAAACTCTGCAACGGCTCCATTCGGCGCACCTTCATTGGTTGTTCCTGATGAGCAAATCCTGACACTGGCTTACAACAAGTCAATGTTGCTCCGCATTCAGCAAACACAGATTCAGGATATTCCTGTATCGCAATTCAGTAAGACTGTCGCTGTTCAGCAAGCCGACGAAGTTTTCGTTCCAGCTCACGATGCTTACTCGATTGGTAAGATCTTGGCTGCCCGACCTGTTGGTAACAAGGTTCTGTTCAACGCTACGGCTGGTAACACCGACCTTCGCCTTCAGTTCCGTCGCATGATCAACAAGGTCACTACGCAGGGTGGTACATTAGCCAGCACCTTCGCGTGGGTTGCAGCTGATATTGCCGCACAGATTGGCGCGCTCATCAACTGGACTGGTAGCGATGCCGGTTACGCTGATGGCAAAAAGGGTTACCTCGGTACTCTGGCCGGTGCGCGTGTTGTTGAAGTACCTGATGCTTACCTCGGTGGTGCTTACGCAATCGCCGTCGATAAGCGCGCTGTTGTGAACGTCACTCCGAAGATGGATCCAAAGAACGGCGGAATGAAAGTACTGGAAGATGTACCTTTGTTCTCCGGCGTGGAAATCCAGCTTCGTGACCGCTCGGACACCTTTGTTCTGAACAAAAAGGCCCGAAACGTCGCTTCACTCGAAGCAGCCTAAGCCTCGCACGATGCAATTACAAGAGGGGGAATACGCCCCCTCTTTTTTTGTGTATTTTAGTAGTAGTGTTTATGCTATACTTTTAGTAAATACAAGGGGAAAATGCAATGATTGATACACGATTTTTGAGAGGGAGTGACGGCACCGGAAACGCGATTGCTGCGCGCGTAAATACAACTCGTATTGTCGGGGCCACTGTTCTCAAAGTCGATGCCGTGACCAAATGGCCAACCGGCGCATTCATTGCCACTGTCGGTACCCTAAACTCTAACGGCTATCTCGATCCGAACTTGGCACCAATTACCGAATTTCGGGGCCATGTAACCGCAGGCGATATTATTATTGATGCTTATGAGCCTGGCTATACTGATGTCGGCAACGCCGTAAACCAGTACGTCATTTTGAAGCAAACTACCGGCTGGTCGAACTTGGTGCAGGATTCGATTGCCGAACTGCAAACCGAAGATCAGACCCGCGCCCTCCACACCGTCAGCGACTTCATCCAAACTGGTGGCATATGGACATTCACAGCCGCAACCCTTACTGGTGCTATGACCGCAGTAACCGGCTATCAGGCCGGATTACGCGCCACTCTTGCAGCACTTGCCAGCCGTACATTCACTGCCAGCAAAGACACTTATGTTGATTTATTGCGCGGTGGTACCGCCTTGGCACCTACCTTCACTCTGGTTTATAGCGAAACAACCAATGGTGGAACGGTACCTGTTTTAGCCGCAAACTCCATCCGTTTGGCAAAGGTCGTGTCGGGTGCATCTGCCATTACCAGCATCACTCAAACCGGTTGGGGCGATGGCATTGGAAACTTAATTCGACCAGTCGGTGCGGCCAGTTCTGTATCGTACAACAACCCTGTTCGTTTTCGTGTAGCTAACAATCAAACTGTAGGCTACAACGGCACTGGCCAGGTATATACTCCTGACGTAAAATTATTTGATACCGCCAATGCCTTCAACCTTGCTCTTGGCGAATTTACTGCACCATACGACGGCAATTACGACTTTTCCTTCCTTACTCAAATGAGCGGCTCGGCAGCAACAGGTGCTTATCCTGCACTTCAAATCAACACCGTAAACTACATTGAATACGGCCAATCAAACGTAAACGGCGTACCGGCTGGTATGCACTTAGAAGCTTTAGATGTACCGCTAAAAGCGGGCGATAAAGTCAGGATCATGGTAGTAGCAAACAGTACCTTCAGCTCGGTACCCTCCAACTCTGGCGGTCGTGCGGTAGGTCACTATAACTGGTTCAGTGGCCGGTTGGCAAGCCGGTAATGAGGACGCTATGACTATGAGCGAACTCGACAAAAAAATACTTCAGGCTCGACCAAGCCTTAAAAAGATACTACCGGTCGTCTTCTGGCAGACGGCTGTTTTTTCAGCATTGAATATCGCATTAGCAGCTGGTATTTTTTTATGGAAACCGACTATATTTCCGCTGGTTGCACCTAATCTCTTTTGGCTGCACATATGGGCCGTACTATTCGCTACAATTGGTATTCTCCTGGCCCATGGGCTGCTGGCAAAACATTGGGAAATGCTACGCGCATATATGTGCGTCGGCCTACTCTATAAATTGTTATGGTCGGTGGCATTATTTTTCAGAATAAAAGACGGTGGTACGTTTTTAGTAGCAGTTTTGTTTGTTGGCCTTGCGCTTCTTCAAGCAGTGGTAATTATTTTCTACCTACCACCGGATGAAGCGATAGAGGATGCAAATGAGCGACTTACTTGATTCACAGGTTGTATCTTCGACGGTTACCGGCGTATTAGCGATAGTAGGTACGGTTGTTGTATATGCCTTGAGTAAGCGTAAGCCAAAGCGATACTTCAAGAAAAATGCAGCGGTAAACCCCCAAAACTATGCCGGTTACGAAAATCTTATTAAGGAAATCAATGCCAATAATACCGAACAGCACCGGCTAAAAGATGCCGAAATACACCGGCTCTATGAGCGTGACCAAGCCCGCGACCAATTAATTGATGTGCTGCGCGCCAAAGAAACCGAACTATACAAAATCATCGAAGCCAAAAATCAGGAAATCAGCCAGCTTCGCCACCTCCGTCAGTACACCGATGCAGCCAAATCTATCCCGCGATCCAGTATGCACAACAACACGGCAGAAGATAGTGCCAAGCATGAATAAGCATGATATAATCATAAGTACATAAAGGGAGGTAGCAGCAATGGCACAAATTTTAGTAGCAGACATCAGCCGATGGCAGGGAACAATCAATTTTGACCAGTTCAAAACTGCTGTTCAAGCCGTAATTATCAAATCCAGTGGTAGCGATGGCGGTTTATACCCCGATGGCAAGCTGGCACGTAACCGCGATGAAGCCCGCCGTGTCGGGTTGCCAGTTGCATTCTACCACTACAAGGGTAGCGGCACTGCGCGCGAACAGGCTGAATATATGCTTGGTGTCATTGGCGAAATCAAGGCTGGCGAATTTGTCGTTATCGACGATGAAAACGAAGGCAAGGTTAATACTGTATTCTGCCGTGATTTTGCTGCTCGAATTAAGGAATTGACCGGCTTGGTTGTACCTGTATATTCAAACCTCTCACGCTTCCAGGGCATCGACCTCGGCCTAATCAAAGACTTACCGGCATGGGTTGCCAAATACGGCGCAAACACTGGCGCACGTGAAGATTCCGGCGCGGCTCCGCAGCTCGACGGCATCAACATCGTTTGCTGGCAGTACACTTCGGCGGCCCGCGTCGCTGGCGTTACTGAAAACAGCGTTGATATGAACGTGTTTTACGGATCGGTCGATGATTTCCGCGCCCTCGGTGCCAAAGGCAACGTACCGGTTCCCGCATCAGTACCGGCCCCAACCCCTGCACCCACTACCGGCAACGGTACTTACACGGTTCAGAAAAACGATACCCTTAGTGGCATCGGTGGCAAAGTCGGTGTGGCATGGCAAACTATTGCAGCCACAAACGGTATTGTCGCTCCGTACACCATCTTCCCTGGCCAAGTGCTGAAGGTTTATGGTGGAACGCCTGGACAGGCCGCAGTTGTTGAAGCTGTCGCTGGCGGCTCATATGCAGTCGTCAAGAATGATACGCTTAGTGGTATTGGTGCGAAAACCGGCCACGGTTGGATGGACATTGCAAATCTCAATGGCATCAAGGCACCTTACACAATTTTCCCTGGCCAGGTACTTCGGTTGCCTGGTGGCGGGGTAGCTCCGGCTGCCGCTCAAGAAGCAACCTATACGGTTGTGAGTGGCGATAACCTGTCCGTCATTGGACAGAAGACAGGTCGTAACTGGACTGCTATTGCTGCGAAAAACGGCATTAGTGCGCCATATACGATCTACCCAAATCAAGTTTTAAGATTACCATAAGGAGGAATTAATTATGGAATTAGTACAAGCAGCAATTTTTATCCCACTACTCATTGTGGCGGTAACCCAAATCATTAAGATGTTCGTTCCGGCCGTAAACGGTGCCGTGACAATCGTAGTTGCCTTGGCACTCGGTGTTGTGGTCGCGTTGCTGGACACGCACATTGGCGTGGCCGACGTAAACGTAGCACAAGGCATTGTTCTTGGACTAGGTGCCGTTGGTGTAACTGTATTGGCTTCAAAGGCCGGTGGCGGTGCTTCTGGCGATGGTACAAGTACCCTCCGCAGCAAATAAAACCCATGTCGCACAATATAAAACTCCGGTGTTAAAGCCGGAGTTTTCTTATTTTCTGATATGGGCGCGTTCGTTGTGGTGTCGATTCTAATTCTTCATAGAATAACTCGAACGCAATGGATTTGCTACTCATAATGGTTGGCCGAAGCCTATACCTCCTGTATTAGCTCTACCATTATAACAAAAAAATCGGCTGCCCTCGCAAAGCAGCCGATCAACACATCCCTGAACCGAACCTCACATTCGATTATATCATTTTCTGCCTTTTATTTTACGGCGGGCTGCCGTTATGGGGTTGAAGCTGCGAAGGCTGGTGGTGCTGGAAATGTCGAAGTCGGTGCCGTTGCAGTGGGGGCAGTGCGTCTTCTGGTTCAATTCCTGTTCGCTCCATTTTGTGCAGCCTTTGCATTGCATCATCATGCGCCGCATATTCAAATAGTCTTCTTCAGTGCGTATACCATCCATGTATGCCGCACTCATTGGATCTTCCCACGGCTGCAATGCGGCCGGCGGATTTAGCCAATCATCCCATTCACTCATTATTGGCCTGGAAGTTAAATGGTTTCGGCCCCACAACCGGCCCATCGTAACCAGGCTCGTATCGTTCGAAATCATCCCAACTGCCGCATTCGATTGTCAGCTTGTCATTGTAGTTCCAGCGTCGGTGCTGGCAAGTATAGCCAAGCGCATCTTTCGGGCATACGCAGTTCGCGCAATCGACTTGGGCCACGGTGCCGTCTTCATTGCGAATTGTGATCCGCAAATCCTCTTTATGCCAGTGGAAAAATTGGTGTAACATGTTCATCCTCCGTTATGTGGTGGCAAACCACGCATTGTTTCAGGCCGATTTTATCCCTGATTGTATTGAAGTGGCCCCACCGAAGGCAAAACATCCACGCGCTAATTTTTGTGAGCGTCGATGTAAAGCGCAATTTCGAAATATTCGTCAAGTGCTGCGTCTTTGTTTTTAGGAAACCATTTATTTTCCATCGACTGTTTGATGTCAGCCAGGAACCAATCGTAGTCTTCAACGACAATGGTTTGGCCCTTCCAAGTAACGCTGCGCCGGTACTTCCCATTCTTAAAATTCTGCCAGTAGTCGTCATACCAAACCTCCACCTTGGTTAGTTTTCCGTAGCTCCACTGGTTGATGGTCGGATCGGGTGTGTTCGGTAAAAAGTTTATGCCGTCTTGGACAGGGAAACCATCAACAGAATGGAGAGGGGGCCGGTTTGACCCGAACCCCCGCAAGCAATGGATTTCCCCACCTTTTACAGTGGTTACATCCATTATATACTACTCCACCCGCGACTGGTCAGGGAATTGCTTGACACCCCAACGCTGTTCGCCGTTCTGCCACATCGTGTAAAATGTGTAGCTGTCGCGAATTTCCTTCGGCTTTTCGCCTTTGCCCTTGGCCTTTTTGCTAGGCTCAATCTTGTTCACGTTCGTCAGCTCGTAGCTGGCAATTGTGTGGTCATTCAGCAGCAGGCGCAGTGCAATGCCGTAGTCGTGCCGCGCATAGTTTGGCGCGAACCAGGTTTGCAGCTGACGCTCCATAATGTCGCCTTCTTCCTTATTGAGCTTTTCAATCAGGAATGGAATTGAGCGCAGCAATCCTTCGACCTCTGGCCCGAACTGCCATTTCTCCGGTACGCGATCCACGCTGTAGTGGCCGCTGCCATCAAATTCAGGGTCGGAAATAACCAAGTACCCCAAGTCTTCGGCGCGCCAGATTGATGTGTTGATGTCGAACACACCCATTTCCGGCACTAGGAATGTGGTGGCAAAATCATTGATAGTTTTGCCAGGGTATTCGTTCATCAGATACACGACTTTGTGTACATTTGCTAACTCTACCGGTGTTAAATCTGCTTCTTTCATATCCCCTCCTAGAAATCTGAATTATTGTCGCTGAAGTCGCGATCATTTTTTGGTATTTCTGTGCCTTCGGGTAGTACGTCCACGAAGTCGAACAGCTCATCATCGCTAAATTGCGCGACAACCAGCGGTTCCTGCAATGCCAGCTCAAGGTATTCGTGGAACTCTTTGTCAGGGTAAACACGGATGATTTTTACCTTTTGGGTACTCAAGCTGATTGCAATGTAGTCGCACCACTTGCGGCCGGATGCGAATAGCTGGCCCTGAATTTGCTTCCAGTGCTTTTCAATGACACCGGTGCCGATTTTGACCTTGACCGTTTTGCCATCTTTGACCACTTCGGTTTCGATGCAGTGGGTAGTGGTAGGATCGGCCGACAATACATCCGTAAACGAATTGTCTTTTAGTACCTTGACCTCCACCAGCCCCTCATCGGCCACGCCGCCATCGGGCGAAGCCAGGAACCACTCGTTATACCATGCCCCTACTGGCACCACGGTAACGTTTTTGATTTTCTGGTACTGTTCGATGGCGAATTGTTCGAAGTCGATGCCATCCTGCATTGCGCTATTGACGTAGTTTTCGAACGCAATGCCAAACTTCTTTTCGAACAATAGTTCCTTTTCATAGTCCAGACGCTTTTTAAGCGGTTTTCCGGCCCCTGTCTTGGCCTTTGACACACTTAGCCAATCTTCCAGCCGCGACGCAGTGGGTACCCCCAAACGTAGGTCAAACCATGGTTTTGTGCGCTGTTCGCCTGCGAAATATTCAAACTTCATCATTAGAATGCCGATACCTGTGTTTCAGTGCCGTCTTCGTTCTGCACTGTTATCGGGCCACGTGCTGCATCTTGCTCGGCGGCAGTTTCTTTGGCTGCTGGAACATAGCCATAAATGTCACGTGCGTAGTTGGTTTTCATTTTGCCATTGGATTCGTAGGTACCATCGGCGTAAACCTGTAACCAGCAATCCTTGCCAATCAGCATCTTCATTTCTTTTTCTAGCTCGGTAGTATTTTTGATACTGTTGAACTTCTCACGTACAGCATCCTTCTTATCGTCGGGTGCATTGTGTACGAAGATCCCGCGTAGGATATTGAATGCGTACTTGCGGCCGCCAGGAGTGGTAAACCAGAAGCGGGTTTGTGCTACCTGATTTTCGTTTGCTGGATTGAACACTTCAATCTCACAAAATTCCTGGTTCTTTGGTGTGACATCGAACACAAACGAACTGATTTTTACTTCGTGGATGCCTTCAGGAAAAAAATTACCTGACTGTTCTACTTTGTCGTCTTCGCTAAAATCTGCCATATTACTATTCTCCTACTTAATTATTTTTTAATGAACTAACGATTTTGGGCCTTGCCGACCTTGGTTTTGATGCGCGGCAGTTCCCAACCGACCAGCGGTAGAAACTCTGCAATTTCGCCAAGATCCACATTGCCTGCCATGATTTCGCGGCGGCTAATTAGCTTCGCCTGGTATTTTTCGCCGTCGTAGATTGTCATAATCTGCGCGTCCATGAATTTGGTAAACAGGCGAATGTCCTTCAACTCACTATCCAGCACGATTGCGCCGGAAATATCATCGTTGCGCCGCTTGGTGTAGCTCAAGATGATTACGTTCTTCTTCAGGCCAGCAATGATGCCGGACAGAGTTTCCACGCGCTTTTTGACGGCTGCGGTACCTTTGCCCCATGACATATCTGCCAGTGATTTTAGTTCGCCACCACCTTCAGCCTTCATACCCATGCGCTTGAAATCGGCCAATGTTTCCTGTGCGATGATGTCCACGACACCTTCGATAGTATCGAACACCAGCGTTTTATACTCCTTGCTGTCTTTGAACAGCCGGATCGATTCGCTCACATCCACTGAACTGGTCACATTGATTGCATCCAGGCCAGACTTGGCCGCGTTGCCATCGGTGCTGATAAACAGCGGGGCCGGTGCCTTTGAAGCCAACGTGGTTTTACCGCTGAACGGTTCGCCCATAATCAGGAACTTGCTAGGTGCCTGCGGTTTGGCTTTTACTATTTCTACTGACATTACTTGACCTCCGTTACCGTTACGTTATCCTGGCAAGTCCACGGTGCCTTGATCGTGAAA